TAGTTCCTTCTAATAGAAAGAACTTTCCTATTACCTTCCTCAACAGTTACGATGTAAGGTAATTTTATTCCAGTCGGCTCTCCATCCTCACCGACTTCTTCAAAACCTTCTAGGTCTAAATTAACATGACACTCTAACAAAGTATAAACTGGTTCATTCTTTCCAGTTTTTTTACTACCTTCAAGATCACGTTCTTTTTTTGCAAGTTCGTCGTTTGTATCTGTGCCTGGTGGTCCTAACTCTATATCTCTGTAAAAACCAGATACTTGTTGTTTTCTTAATTCGTTTTCAGAAATTTTAATTGTATGAATAATCGCTTCCGCATCATCTAATGAGGTAGCTGTATACGGAACGATTAATTCATCTGCTGGTACAAACTTGGAGACTGCTCTGCCAAGTGGTACATCATAATAAACTTTTTTAAATGTAGAACCAGCTAATGGTAAATGAAATAACATAGAGTCAAACTCTGCTTCATATTCTTTCATTTGATCCATAATTAAATAATTCATAAAATCTTTAACACGTGTCGCTTGTTGTTCTGTTGCAGCATTTTTTGTACCAATGATTTGTGTTCTTACTGGTCCGTCACTTGGTAATAATTCTTTATAAGCCTGTGCTTGAAACTGTGTAACCGCTTCTGCCATGACAGGGTGTGTTGCACCTGATGCTCCTTGAAATGGTTCTGTTCTATTTTCGTATTTAAATCCTAAAAGATCTAAACCTTGTATGTAAGATTGTTCCCATTCTTTTCTTGAACTTTTATAGTCCATGTAGTTTTGAGTCATTTCGTTTCCGATTGGCTCTAACACATCGTCTGGTAAAAGATCTGCTAAGTTGTCAAAGTGTGATTCAGTTCCAGGTACA